TGTCATATCTCCTAAAGGTATTTCAGATCCGGGTAATTTAAAAGATTGTAAGAATTCTCTACCTATTTCTGTTCTTTTTTCACTTGCAGATTCAGGTATGGTCCGGCCACCAAGAAATTCTACCCCTCCTACAACAACAGCACCTCCCAGTCTTCCCCAGTCTGGTATGCTAAGATCTCCTGCATCATCATATGCAGCAGCTTCTATAAATGCCTGTACAGGAAATGGTAAATTCCTTTTTATACCTTCTTCAAAAAACCCGGCTGGATTATCTATGATACTAAATTCACCCCCAACATAATCCTGCTCATCAATGGTATCTATAAGTGTTCCAGTAACTATAGGAGCCTTGCTTCTAAAGCCCATTACTAATGGATTACGCAGTATCTTATTACTTGTACTAGGATCTTCCATAGATCTACGCCACTCTTCTTCACTGAACAAAGATGTAATTAGACGTGCCATAGCTCTGAATCCACCACCTACACCGATATACTGGTTACCTACTTTTACAGAAAGGAATTTAGCACCCTTCCTGGGATTTAAAGAGTCCTCTATATCTTGAGCTATCTGTGTTCTTGATTTACCTCTGGCTGTCCCGGAAAGACCATTCAGTCCTGCAACTATTAGTATTGCACCAAATGCCATCTTGCCAAGAGTTCTTCGTGTAAAGTCTGCTGTCATACCAGTACCAAGTGCATGTCCTACTACTCCGTATACTGCACGAGTGTACCTGGGAGCAAAGAATAAAATACCATTCTCTACCTGTCTCTGTGTAGCAGATATGCCAAGAGCCTTTGTGTTCGTGCCTCCAAGTAATGAGTCTGCCTGCCTGGCAGCCTGAAAAAGCTGATCGTCTATCTCTTTAGTAGTATATTGAAGTCCTGTTTTAGGATTTATACCTGTTTTGCCAGCCTTTATGAAATCAGACATGGCCTCATACATATGTAGCCTGCCTAAACCCATGTAAGCCTGGAACCCTTTCTGGAATCTTTCTGCTAAAGTTCTTACCACAGGTATCTTAGATAATCCTCTTTGAAATGGTCCCGGCTTTGCTATAGCATCAAGATATTCAACTAGTGCATTAACATCCATTCCATGACTCGATGCATCATTCAGAATTTTTTTATACTTAGGAGAGTTAAGCATCTTATTATAATTATCGGGCTTAAATATTTCTCCTACAGCCCCTTTCGTTGCCTGTGCCCACCTGGTAGGACTTGTTGCAAGAAGTGTTAATCCCTGTATCATGAACTGCCCGGTATCAAATAGACCAGTAACTATAAACTTGGGAACTGCTGCAACCATCTCAACAGGTCTAAGGAAACCCTTGGGCATACCAAGTGGACCGGAAAGTTCTTTAATAGCTTCTGGCTCTAATACAATCTGTTCATCCAGCCCTCTCTTCTGCTGCCATTCAGGAATGAATGGTCTGCCTTTTACTTCTGTAGGGTCTTTACCGATACCCTTTTTAATCCATCTTTTTATAAATATCTGGTCTCTTATCATCTTGTCGAGTGCACCAGAATAAAGAGAAAGAATTGCCTGTGGGCTAGTGTTGTAATTAACCCCCTTTTCAATTCCTTCTTCTATATTTGTAAAAAGCCTGTTATATTCCGGGGTCTGTTTAGCACCAATTTTTTCTCCACTTGGCTTTGCAAAATTTAACTTGTCATCCTTAATTGTGAATCTAGGCCAGTAATATTCTCTATTAGCCTTATCTACTATCAGCTTCTTTCCAGATACTGCCTGATAGTTTTCTGCAAGCTGTTTTGTAAGTTGATGTGCATCTTTAATCCACTGATACTCCCTAGGAGTAATACGATTGATATACTCCCCAGGATTTTCCATAACTTCATCAAACATCTTTGCACTGCCATCTGTCAGACTAAGCATACCTGTTTCATCAATATCAAATATATCCTCACCAAATCTGGCTAACCGCCCGGAGGATTTTCCGTCTTGTAAAGCCTGGAAGAGCCTGTAGCCAACTCCTTCTATATCTGCTGTTCTTGCTATCTCACTTCTGTCTACAGGCTTAAACCCGAACTTAATATCTTTTGTACGCCCTGAAACAACAGTACGACCAAATATTCTTCCTGCCCCCGGAAGCCCGGCTAAAATATTTCCAACTCTACCAGGAGTAGTTGTAACTGCACCAAGCAAATCATCAACAGACTGCTCATTAAAGAACTTTTGTTCACTCAATAATTCCGGGTCTTTGACAGATACATCTTCCCAGATGTTTCTTATATCATCGATATCTTCTTTGTACCTGACCACTGGAGGAGGTTGAGCAAACCTGCCAGTAAAAACAGGTATTTCTGGAACATCGACTTTAGGTAACGGCTCAGGTTTAAACGGACTGAGAGGTAAATCTTTACCAAGGTGATAATTAATATAAGCAGCATCTTCTTCAGCAAGTTCTTTCACTGCCCTGGTTTTAGGATCAAACCTATCCATGAAAATAGTTTCTACCCTGTCATGAATCTCTTTTTCTTTTGCAGCTAGAAGAGATTTAGCATTTTTTTGTCCCCTGATATCTTCAAGGTCAGGAGAATTGGTAGTTATATCACTTTTTATCTGATCAATATCTCCCCTAAAAGGTCCGGTTTTCTTTGCTTGCTCAGGTAACTGTTTAGCTACCTGTTTAGTTACCTGTTTAGTAGCAGCCAGTGCTGGTTTAGCTAATGCTTTTGTTACTCCACCTGCAAAACCAATACCGGGTATTAACTCTTCTGGAGATGTAGCTACATCAGCAACTGTTGACTGTAATCCACTTATTTCTCCCAGTTTACGAGTTTCTCTCAACGCCTGATCATAAGCCATAAAGGGTCCGATACCCTGATCTCTAAGCTCTTTAGCTCTGGCTTTTACTGCTTCACTTCCAGGTCCCTCAAGACCATGAGCTGCAAACCATCCTGTAGCAGGTCCTCTAACCTCATCACTAACCTGAAACATTTCTGGAAGACCCGTAGGTTCTAATAATCTACGTGCTAAATATAGAGCTTTAAGTTCATCAGGTCCTCTAGGCTCAGGTTCAGCCTGCGATCCTCTTACAAGCTCTGTAGTAGCAGGTCCAATTACTGGAGATGCTATCCCTGCAAACTTCCTAAAGCCCTCTCCAAGAGTTTCAAACCTCTGACCCCAGTCAACAGGTTTAGGTAGTTCAGTTTTTACAGTGGGATCATATTCTTGTTCTGGTTTGGTCCAGCCCCTCATTGTCTGCCAGGCTGACTGAGCCTTACCTGCCAAGCCATCTCTACGAGTAGTATCAGGTTGCTGTTGTGGTACAGGAGCAGGTACTTGATCTGGGGTAGGCGTAGGTGTTTCGGATAGCCTGCGGACATGCGAGACTATATTTGTAGGGATAGTACCAGACTCTCCCCACGGACTATCACCATACTGCTTGAGTTCAGGAAATCTTATTAATGTCCTGTTCCATGCTTCTTTTAGCTTTTTTAATCTTTCTTCATTCGGATCAGGCATTAGTACATATAACGGGCAGACGGAGCAAACCTTGATGAACTCCTACCACCCGGCCTCATTGATGGTCCAAGGGCAGTATACCTCTGTGTCCACGGATACTGTTCAAGGTAATCAGTAAAGGACATAGAAGGTTCCTGTCCTGCTCTTAATGATCTTCCTACCTGGCCTAGGTACTGGTTCCTTACATTGCCGAACTGACCTGACCAGTACTGTTGGGACATTGGAGAGTATCCACCGCCCCATGGTGAGCCAGCACTAGCACCACTCCCAAATGGAGCAGCACTGTAATATGCTGCTTCAGGAGATTCCTGTAATATATAATCTGTCCAAAGATTTTCTTCAGGCATATCTAATATCCCTTACTGGGCTGGTGGAGTAACTGGAGTCCTAAAAGGCTCACTCACTAAATCTGGTCTTTCTCTTGTAATATATCCTAGCCAGTCAGCACCTGTTGCACCTGGGCTTCCTGAAAGATAGTCTTGCTGTGCCCTGTCCATGCCTCTCTGCCTTAAGCCACCATATATACTTCCTGCTCTTGGGTCATAGGTAGCCATCTGGGTAAGTGCCCTGACATTATCAGCATCCTGTAGCATGTCGGCCCAACGATCATATGTTCCTCCGGCACCTGCCCAAGGAGTAGCATTAATCCCCATACTCCTTGCAACACCCATCATGTCTGCCCAGTTTTGAGTTCTTTCTGCATCTAATGGTTGACCCATCAGACCAAATCTTCCCGGAGCTGCACCTGCACCATAACTAGCTTCTGGACCTCTTAACCACTGTGCAAAAGATTGTTGCGTACCTGTTGCATCAGGGTTATATCCCATTAAATATTGTCCGAGCAAAGGTTGCTGTGCTCTTGATATAGCCTGCCTTGCCCATGGATTATCTGCATAACGAGGAGCAATATCCCTCATTGCAAGCCCGTACTGCTGTGCAGCACCAAGCTGAGGAACTATGTTACCTGCAAGAACTCCCTGGGCACCCGTCATTCCAGCAGTTGCTGGACCTACAGTTCCATCATCTACATACGAAAAAGTTGTCGGGTCCCATACTAGTGCCATAATAATCTCCTTGAATTTTGAATTAGTTTAACAGATTTATAAAAATTATCCTATCATCCCCTGCCAGTCAGGTGGTGTAACTGCTGTATGTTGTCTAGTGTACGGATCAACTATTCCTGTCATACCCGTATCACCTATAACTGTTCGTGCCAATGGATCAGAAGACCATGAAGGAGGAGGTGGTGGACCTCTATGACCTCTCATTAGCAATTGCATCATTGCACCTAAATGAGGGGGATATCCTGCAAGAGGGTCGGATGGCCCTGATGGTGGTGGTTCCCATGGGGTATATTCTGACATTCGGGCTGCTACTACATTAGGATTTATATTTGTGCGTGCATTCGGACCTAGGAAATTTGTAGCTCCCATAGAAATATTAGAATTAGTAACCTCTTTAGCAAGATCAGCCGATGCCTTATCGTTCTTTATTTGATCGTATATAATATCGCCACTACCTGCACTATTTAGTGCTCCTTGGATAGTAGCTTCCTCTTTTGCTTTTGTTATTTTATCTCTAGTTTTTATCTGTTCTTGATTTAAACCTTCAGTAGGTTTAGGGAAAGGATCGGTCTTTACGACAGGAGTCGTTACAACAGGAGTCTTTTTACCAGTTATATCTGTGATTGGATTTTTATTATATGTAACAGGAATATCCTGTTTAGTTGATGATACCTTTGTATCCCACGGACTTCCTTCTATTCGTGACAGCCATTTAGCAAGACCAACCATTTCTCCCGGTGATGCAAAAGTCATCTCATAATCATATCGCTTCATCAGTCTCTGGAATCCTTTTTCCCTGAGACCTCCATATATACCTACACCACGTATACCTGCCTTGGCTCTTGCTGCTGCTTCCTGGTAATCCCTTTCCTTTGCAACCGTCTCAAACCAGTATTGCCTCTTGTTATTCTGTACCCATCCTGATTCTTTAGTCTGGAATGCAGTCTCGGATGCATTTACAAGATTAGCCCAGCTCATGTCCATAACTTCAGGACTGTAGAAGTCATCAGCCGATTCCCTGAATCCTCTTCCTACGAACTTGTGCCATGGCTCTACATACTCTCTCTCAGCCCATATGTTCTCTGAAATCTGTGGCCCCATCATGACCTGTAAAATATATCTGCCGAGTACAGATGAATAGGAACTGGATAGTCTCTGCTGTACTCCCGGTCTTTCTACTGCATTACCCACATTTCTCTGGGCTATAAAATAATACTGGGTTTTCGGATCAAGCCTCATCAGCTCCAGTTCATCTCCTGAAACAGTAGTCCCCACAGCAGTTTTTGCCCAATCAGGATTTACAAGATTAGCTAGGTCCTGAGCTGTCCTGCCAAATGAACTTCCATCCTGAACGCCAATCTTTTGTGCGAGATCTTTAGATTTATCAGTTTGCGTGAAATAGCTGGTATCTCCTGTTTTTTTAAAAACATTATCTGTAACGAATAATTTTCCACTGATAGTATCAGCAATTATATTTTGTAACTCGTTGGATGTGACATTGTCTGTCCCAATATGGTCTATTATGTCACCTGCTGCCTCAGAAGAGGTTATATCTCCTGAGCTATATTTATGATGTATTGCTTTAAGAACCGGATCTATACCTTCTTCTGGCTGGGCAGCTCCCATGATAGTATCTAAGTCCTGATCAGCCTGGTATGTTTCTCTAGCAGCTATCTTTTCCTGTGTGAGCTGTTGCCTTGCTTTATCGATATTTTGCATATAACTAGAATCAGGAGCTGGTGGCTTATACTCCCCAGGATATTTTTTCCAGCCTGCTTCTATGAGTTTAATACCTTCTGGACTATCGTAGTACCTGGACCACCCACGGTCTGAAGGTTTATCTCCTGCTTCTGCAAATGTTATAAATCCAGGAGCTGCTGTAGAAGCTTCACCGGGTGTTCCGAATATATTTTCCTGATCAAGATAGCTTTGAGTTGTCATACTAGTGGCTCTTCTCCCATCTCCTGTTCAGAAATCTGCATACTCTTAACTCCCTGTATGAGTTCTCCAACAGTAATATTGTTCCTGTCTGCCCATATCTGGTACCTGGGATCTGATTCATCAGCTATAAAAGCAAGATCAGGATGCTGACTCATAAGAGATGAGGCAGCTTCTTTTGTCCTGTTTGACCTTGAGCCTGTTACCTGCTCAAGTTCAGTTTTCTTCTGTCTGAGATATTCTGTCGGTGCAAGTTCACTGTTAGTTATACGCAGTGCCTCTGACGGAGGTGCTCCCCTCATAAGTAGTTCTTCATATGATCTGGGTACTTCTCTCGGAGCCGGGGGAAGCTGACCCATCTCTGCCTGCTTTGCAAGCTCAACGAGTTTAGGGTCTACATTGTTTGCAGACTTGTTTCCCGTACCCATCTCTGATGCAAGGTATCCCACTACATCATTCTGAGTAAGTACTATCTCAGGAAGGTTACCGAAACTTTTTAATATTTTATCAAGATTGAATGATGCCATGCTTTAACCTCTTGGTCCTGCAAGTCCCATACGTCTAAGTCTTTCTTCTTCTCCCTGTCCCCCCGGCCTTGGCTGCCCCGGTGGGACTACTGGCCCTCCCTGTGGAGTTGGAACCGGGGGCGGTACCCCTGCCATAGCTGGAGGCATAACCCCCGGTGGTGGCATGGGCGGTAATCCCGGAGGAGCACCGGGAGGCACCATACCCGGAGGAAGGGGTGGTGCACCAGGCGGTAAACCTTCCATTGGAAGCCCAGGAGGTCCACCTGCTGTGCCCATGGCTTCTGACATCTGTTTAGCTTTTGCAAACAGCATCGATACAAGTTCTCCCAGATATAGTTCTGCGAGATCATTTCTGCCCTGCTTGAGTGCTGCCTGATAAAGTGAAAGAACACCTGCTTCAGGCAGCGTCTTTTCTGCTATCTGTTCCTTGATTGAGTCCTCGATCTGGTCTGCATCCTGCACACCAAGTACATTGTCCCTGATCCAGAGGTCCGGCATGAGAGGAGTAGGACCTTCCCGTGCAATCTGTGCCATCGAGTATTTCGACATATCGTCCTGTGGCAGCCTTGCTACTACGGAAATCTCCACATCCCCACCGTCCTTTACCTTGGCAGGGGTAATTGTTTCTGAAAAATACATCCTGTTGTTGTCACGACCGGAAAGCTCCATGGCTGAGAAAGCCCCTGAAGAATACTGGTCGCACAGTAAATTACATATCTGTTTATAGGCAGCTTCAAGTGACTGTATTCTTGGTGCAAGCACCGACTCGACACCCTGCCTTAGCGTGTTTATTGCAAATCCTGAGAGCTGGAACTGCAGTTCACCGTAGACTGAGTGGGGGATTGAGCCTCTCTGAAGCTCTCCTGCCACCAGTCCCATGTATGCTCCCGACTCTCTTGCCATCTCCATCAGTCCAAGGGGCTTTACATCCTCTCCCTGTGCAAGGGATATCTCTGTTCCCTCCTTGTAGGGGTCTTCATCGAGTGCCTTTGTTCCGTCCCTGCTGGTTACCTTGAGTCCCTGCTTTCTGCTTCGTGCAGTCATCTCAAGCATTACCGACATCATGAAGTTGTGGTTGTCATATATATCCCGTGTTGACTTGAACACCGACTCACCATAGTCCTCAACGGTATCTTCTATCGATGACCATTCAAGTGACTGTACCAGTGGTGTTGAGCCTACCGGGCCAAGGAACACGGGAACTTCGCTGCTTCCGTGCTTTGTCCTTTTCTTGATAAACCTGTGAGGGACAACAACAAAGTTGTCCTGCCGGTCATAAAAATCATATACATCTATCCCGTCATCGTCCTGCCTGACCTCGCCAAGCCTGACATTATACTGGTCTTCTATCTCCTTACGGGTCTTTTTAACCTTGTAGCAGGCCCATGCAAGGCCGTTTCCGTCAACACCCCAGTAGGTGTGCATCGGATCCCAGGGAGTAATATCAATGTGTGTCTTGCTCTCAGCATCCTTAACAAGGAGTGCCCTGCCTGCATACCATCCACGCAGTGATATGTACCAGCCTAACTGATTTTTAAGTCCGGGCTGCAGCTTTCGGTGCAGTCTTTCATCTGCTGCCTTGAGTGCACCTATAATAAATCGTTCCTTGTCGTTGTTCAGCTCCCGTGTGTTACGTGGGTTGCCGCTTGGGGGAATACGAACTACAAGGTCTGCATCCGACATCCAGGAGATTATCTTGTCTGCATAGGTCTGGGGTTCATTACTTGTGTAGCTCTGATATCCGTCCCCTGCATCATAAGGCTCAAGCCTGTATAGCTGATGGTCTGTATCCATCCTGGTCCTGAGCGGTTCTGTCACATCATAGTGACTGTCAACCATGTCAATTATGTCTTCTGCCTTACGTTTAGCCAATTAACTCCACCTCTTGACCTTTATAAAGCCGTTAATACCGAGATGACCGTAGCCAAACCGGTCTACAAGCCCATATATTACAGCTTTTATCCCATGATTGTTCTTATCATCGGGCTGTTCTCCTACTATATTACCATCTCTGTCCACTTTCCATCTATAGGCACGGGTTTGTCCGTCAAAAGGGTTGGGAACTACGCCAAATTCTGACAAAATTCCCTCACACTTTGGGTTTACAATCAATTTTGGGGCATTAGTTTGAGGATCGGACTTCAAAAAGCCCTTTAGGCGTTCCGTTCCGTCATTAATTTTTATCTTCTGGCCTGACAGGTAGAGTCCTGTTTCCTCCATCCATATCTCGGCAGGTGCCGACATTGCCTGATGCTGGTACCCTGCTATGTCTATCACTCCACCCTGCACATCCTTCCACCATGGACGGGACTGGGCTATCTCTATGATCTCCTTTGTAATCAGTCCCTGCTCATATATCTCATCTATAACACATACCTGCCCGTTGATCTCCTGGACAACCTCAACAGCATAGGCCCCTGCATAACCGGGGTCCATCCAGAGGTGTACCGGGTCTCCCTCTGACCATTCGGCCCTGTCGCTGATATGAATATCTGCCCTGAACTCACTGAATACCAGTCCCTGCGGAGGCGAGGGTATACCTTCGATGCGTTCCATGAAGAACTCATCGGAGGCCATAGCCTTCAGCTTTAATATCTCAGGGTCTGACTTGCCTTCAGGGTATAAGTGCCTGTTTGAATAGCTGGGGAGGGAAAAACTCTGCTCATCATCAGTACCATACTGCCATGTCTGGAATAACTGGGGATACCATCCGAGGCTTCCCTCAAATGTACCTGCCAGAAACAGCCATCCACGCTTGGGGGCACACCTGCCACGCAGCCTGTGAAAGCTTTCCATGTCAAGCTGGGATGCCTCACACCCTATTATTCCGTCAGGTGCCCTCATCGCAAGAGTCCTGGGGTCTTTAGCACTCTTTGTCTCTATACGTGTACCGTCTGCAAGCACTATCCTTCCGGGGTCTACACGTTTTGACACCTCTGCAAGTATCCCAAGAGTAGCAAAGTCCTGCACAAGATAGTCGAACTCTGCCCTGGTGCGTTCATAGTCTGCAGCAACAAGCCAGTATAATCCTGACTCATCAGTCTCAAGAAACCGGGAAACAAGATACTTGCTGGCTATCATGCTCTTGCCAGCCTGCTCACCCCCGGCTACAAGTATAAATCTCTTTCGGCACTCTATTATCGGTATCTGCTTTTCCGTAGGCTCAAATCCTACCCTGGAAAATAAATACTCGGTTATATCATCAGTTCTCGCTGCTGTTGTCATTGACACGTCCCCTACGAGACAGTATCTTCTCTACCTCATCTATAGCATTAATCCTGGCCTGTTCAGCCTCGTCAACTACCTTACTGTCTTCCTTTGGCTTACCCTTCTTCTTGTTCTCAGATATCCACTTCTTCCACTCTACCATCATCTCCTTAACCTCATTGGTAGCAACCTGGCTATCACGCCTGTAAAGTTCAGACCAGTGTGCGTTAAGTAGTGTTATGAGAAGCACCGGGTTGTCATTGGGCTTCTGGTTCTTGACCCTGTTTACTGCTAAGTCCTGAAGAGACTCACGGAAGATCTCCTTTGCAACAGCTAATCTGCCACGGAATCCCTGTGCATCCTGCCTGGTCCACTGATCTACTGTAGACCTGCCAAGATCACTCGCCTTACAGGCAGCACGGACAGAACCAACCTCACCGTAAGCAGCAAGAAATGCATCCTGCTTTGCCTTAACAAGATCAGGATTCCGAACACCCTTGTAACTTCTGTCCCTTTTAACCATGAGCAATAGCATACATCCCGTAAGGACTTTGATCAAGTGCGTCAGGACTTTGTCCAGGTTTCCCAGTCTTCTCCCGTATACACAATATTTTATACCGCAGGGAAAAATAAAATATTTGGATACCCTCTAGTACTAGTCTTCTCTTACTAAAAGCTTTTTTTCTCCTTCGGAAAAAAAGCAAGAACTAGTCTTAAGAATAAGAACTAGTCTTAAGATCTTAAGAAGTATAAATGACTTTCAAAAAACTTAGACTTTCATGAAAACTCTTGAAACTTTCATGCAATTTATAGCTAAATAATAGAAACTTTCATGAAACTTTCTGAAACTTTCACTCGATCCAGTCCAGTTATCAGCAATCCCAGGAGACCGCCTTTAGTATAAAAAGTCTGGTACGGGTACCCTCCATCTTAAGAAAGAGAAGACAAGCCCTACCCCTCCCGTTCGATGATTTCAGACAAGTATAAGAATTAGCCTAGTATCTAGTCTAGATACAATCTTATATCTAATCTAGTTCTAATCTTGACTAATTCCCTAATCTAGCCTAGTTCTAGTCTTGTATAGTTCCCGGCTTAGTACTAGGGCCAGGCTAGATTAGGACTAGTTCCCGGACTAGATAAAGACTAGACAAGTCTTGAATTGTTCCGGGATTATTCTGGACTGAATCCCATACGCCTGGAGACTAGTTCCCGGATTAATAGCAGCCGTTACTTTTGTGTTCTGGTGTCGTGCGATTGTATATTCCATACCAAACAGATACTTGACAAACACACACCTCTGCTATACTATAGACATATCAATTCAATATAGGGAGAAATGCAATGCCACATGTTACTAGATCAGATCAAGACAAGCTTATTAGTTCAATCCTTGGCCATGTTAATAAGAGTCTCGAAACGGAATATTTCTATAATGTATCCAAATATATAGAATTACCAAATGGAATAGAAGAGTCTACTGCTAAGAATGGATGGAGGGACAATTGGATTAAGTTTGAAAAGTTC